CGTAGGTTGGCGGTGAATCCGCCCACCACGTCAACATTGTAATAGTGTTTAAATATGGCATTGTTTGTTGGTGAGGCCGGTAGCGTAAAACCGTTACTGTAATCACCAAAGACTTTAGATATATCCTTGACGTTTTGTGTGGTCAAAGTCATTTCTATTGTTTCGTCCTCAAACAAATCGGCACGTTGGCCATCTATGTAAAGAGATACTTTATACATAGCGAATATCAAATGCTTCTTCCACCTGAATGGTGTAGTTAATCATTTTATCGTTCACCGACTTTTGCAACGTCAGGCTTTGTGTTGAAACATTGACCGGAACATCGTCAAGCATTACACGTTCGCTAATCATCATTTGTTCCATTACAGCGTTGTAGTCTTCACCTACCCAACCGGTATTCAGCGTAAAACGTTTTCTACCGTTCACGTTGTAGCGTTGGTATAGTGGGTTTGTTGTGGAGTAGTTGAATCCTGCTGCTGAACTCGTTCCTATGGACTTCCGGAATTGGTCTCCCGATGCGCTTACTTCTTCCTCGCTGCGCTTGAAGAAAGTAACGCTCTCCCAAACTCCGTTCTTGTTTACAAACTGCATATGTGCAGGTGTGTATTTTGCTTCACAAGTAGGATAGAACCTACGAGTGTCAAGCACCGTTCCGTCCTTGTCTTTTAATCGTAGGTCATAGTAGCTTGTGTAGTTGAGTGACTCACCTACGCTATCTAACCAAGTTGTAAGGTTGGTAACACCACAAGGTAGTAACATAATGCGCTCCTCTGCTTGTAGCCCTTGTAGTTCCGACTCTGTTGTTCTTATCTCTACATTGTATCCGCTATCACCTAAAAACTCAACCACATCTAATCCAATGTTAGCACAAGCACTACCGCCCTCAACAGTACCACCATCTGCAATAACTCTATCCTTGTACGCCCAATAGATGTCATAACCCTCTCCCCACTTACCAAGATATACAGGCACTACTTCGTTGCCTGAATCCTGAATGTATTTAACTGCATTTATACTTGCAAAGCCTTTGTTTATTTCCTTGTTGGCTGCTTCAATAAATATGTGATAGCCGTTTGAAGCCTCAAAGATTTCGCTGCTTCCTGTATCGTTAACTGTTACAGGTGGGTCTGCTTTGTTTTGGTAGTTGACCGTGTAATCTATCTGCACCCATACTACGCTACCATCAGGTGCGTAGCCAACGGTTGTGCCGTCAAAGTTTTCATACTCGTTAGAAAGGTACTCACGCACCATTGGGGCAATGTCAAAGGAAACATCCGTACTTGCAAACACATCACGAAAAAGTGTGTATTGTGCTGAAGCAGGACGTGAGTTTCTTGAACCCGTCCAAATGTACAACTCAAAGGTTACGTCAGTTAGCGAAGATGAAAGTGCGGAATATCCGGCAGTAATGTATATAGGGCTTCTTGCTCCTACTAAACTTTCAGGTGATACAATGGGCATTAGAATATATTTTTAAGTGTAAACTTCATAAAGTCCTGAACATCAAGTTTGAAGGCCTCACGGACTTCAACAGGCAACCTTTGGAAGCCCAATTTAAATGCTCTTGTAAAGAAATAACTCGGCTCTATACCTTTGTAGTATAGCTTCCTTTGAATTAGGTACACAAGGCTTTTGCGAGATATGAACCGTCCCTTGTCATCACGAACACCTTGCAGTCCCTTGCGAACCGCCCACTTGTCCAAAGGACCACGTGGCGGCATCTTGTTGGTGTAGCTATACGGTGTGTTGTATTTCTTCTTAATACCACTAACCCCTTTGTCTTGGAACTCTCCGTATTCTTCCATCAGGAAGTCAAAAGAAAAGGAAGCTCCCGTTTTGCTTGTGGTTTCCTTGTATTGTATGCTATCGTATAGCGTTTTGGAAACGTTCTTTTTTTTCTTTGTAAGGTTTGTTCGTGCCTGTTGCACGACATACTTACCGAACTTTTCAAAGGTTTCTTTAAGGTGTGTTGGTTTAAGAGCAGACACTTATATCGGTGTTTGGAATGCTGATTGAAAGCGTTAAGTCCCAACCGGCAAGTTCGTTATCAAACCTTTCCACAAAAGGTTCGGCACTTGGTGTGCCTGATATTTGGTATTTGTCCGTGTATAGGTCGCCTCTTGAAAGGTCGCTCCAAAGTTTGTTGGCTGCCTGAAGCATTGTATTCAACACATCTTGCTCGTTGTTGTTTCCCCTAAAAGGAATGTCAGCCTTTGGCTCATCCTTGTTGAAGTCTACCAAGTCCATAAAAAGCACATTCATATTAAACGTAATGGTGCGTTCTTGGAACGTTGCGTTCTGAATAATAATGTGTGATAGTGGAAAGATAGTTTGCTTTGCAAGGTCTACGTCAAGCAAGTCCCCTTCCGTTACGGTGTTCACGCTTGGGTTTGCCTCAAGCGTTACTCGTAGTTTTTCTAATATGTCGTAATATCCTCTCATTATTTAAGTAACTTCTTTTCAGTATCTATTTTCTCTTTTTCAAACTCAAGGTACATTAGTGCGGAGTGTATGGGGAGCTTACTAACTGCTTCAAACTTTGTAACGTCTCCTTGAGCGAGTTGATAAAAACTTCCGTACCATCCCCACTTTCTTCCGAAGTTTGCTTCGGCAGAGAGGTCGTGCTCATCTGCTCCTCCAAAGATTCCGTCATAGCTATCGACAAGTCGATTCCTAAATGATAAAAAAAAACCAGCGCACCAAGTACCACTTCCAATGTCATTTCTTTCATTTGTTCGGAATACTTGTCCGTGCCGTCATATTCCTCTATCTCGTAGTACTCTCCTGCTTCACTAACCACCGGCCTGTACAACACGGCCATTGCCTTGTGCATATTCTTCCAATCCGTAACATTGGAATCAAGGTCTACGTATTCTCCAAGCGTTATGTCCTCCAAGTTTGGTACAAAACCATATAAAGCCTTTTTAAGGCGTTTTCTTTTCACAAGCGAAGGGTTGCCCTCAAAATAACTAAAGACACGTTTAGCAAGTCGCTGAACGGTATTGTACGGCATCTTGTCTACAAGTATCAATGGAACATTGCAGAATATCTCTACTGCCTTTTGTGTAAGAAACATATCGTCCTTGCTTTTCAATGCAAGGAACTTTTGATACTGCTCAAGAGTAATGTCCTGAAGTCCTTCAGGAACTATAATGTCAATGTTCATAGCTAAATAACGATTTTAACGAACTGCGTACCTTCCGTAGTTTGGTCTTGACATTCGGTTGTATGTTGCATACCTCACCGCATCTATGGCGTGGTTGTAAGCATCCACCGGTTTGTTCAATACCTTTCCGTTGTAGTCCTCTACGAATTTATAGTTTCTTAATTCCTTAATCAAGTTCACACTTGATTTAGTTACATTAAGTCTATAACGCTTCAGCATATCAATACCGGCCATTACCGAATCCTTCCCTTTGGCCGTTGGCTTTATGTTCCACCCAAACAACTGAAGCTCCTTTATACTCTTTGGTTCGGCACTATCTCCGAATATCTCCGTGCGCTTGTCAAAGCCAAGCGACTGAAGTTTCTTGTGTATGTCCCTGTTGGTTAATCCCGTTTCATATACAAGCTCCTCAAAGTACAAGTCTATATCCTTGCGATAGGCCACAACAAGCGTTGTAGGGTCATTGGTAAAACCAAAGTCCATACCTGCCGCAATCAACGATGCACCTTCCGGAATAGCCTCAACCGTTTGATGAGTGAAGATAACTGCTTTGCTTTGTCCCCTCTCGCCAAGACCATACACCTGCCAATAGTGTTCGTCCGTTTCCTTCAGCCTTTCAATCTCCGATACAATGGCATCGGAAAGAAAAGGATTATCAAGGTAGGTGGTCTTGTAGAACTCGGCATCGTCCCTTGGTATAACCTTGTCGTATATCCAATGGTACTCGTCCGAAGGGTTGTAGTCTAATATGATTTTACCCGTGGTACGCATCACAAGTTGTTGCCAGTCCTCAAAGTGAAGTTCGTTGGCCTCGTTGATATACAACATATCACGCTTTCTACCACGTACCTTTTGAGGTTGGTCAAGAGATATGAACTCAACCATATTGCCTCCCAAGTGATATTCGTTGCTGCTCTTGTTGTGTTGGTCAGGATTGTACTGTCCGGCCCGTTCAAGTATCTCAAAGAAATCACGCATCACCGATGCACGAACTGAAGGAAAAGTCTTACGACATATCGTTATTGTCTCTCCGGTGTTCTCCGGAGAAAGGCAATAGGTGATAATCCAAATGAGAATGTTGTAGGTCTTTCCCGAACGTGTTCCACCCTGCTCTACAACAATCCTGCTTGAGCTTTCTTGAAGGTGTCGGAATACTATGTTAGTCCGAAGTGTTGCCATCCACAATTTCTATGCGTAGGGCGTTGCCTCCTTCGTGTTGTATTTCCTGACGCTCAACATATCCACGGCTCTTGCCTTTGGTCTTTAAATAAAAGATAGTTGACGTGGGGTTGCCCTTGCTGATTTGTTTGTGCAGTTGGCTTTCTGCAAAGTCTATGGCTACGTTCTCAAGTTCCCGTACCGATTCCTTGTACTGCTCATCTTCCTTCATCCATCGGTAATGGGTTTCCCGTGAAATACCCACGCTCTTACAAGCCGAAGTAACAACACCAAGCGACTTTTCAAGTGCTTGGAGCATTGCCTTTTTAGTTATGTCAGATTTTGCCATTTTTCTTTTTGCTTGTTAATAGTTCCTTTACGCTTCCTTCCGTAAGTTCATCCTTGCGTTTTCGTAGACTATCCAAGTGTTCAGGGTCAAGCCGTTTACGTTCTCGTTCCGTTTTTATTTTGCGGATTCTTGCTATCTCATCATCCAACGGTTCACACTTCCACATTTGTTCCAATGAGTAGTACACAATGGAGTAACGGTAGGCGTGGTCGTTTTCATATTCAATAGTGCTTACACCGTGTAGTATTTCCTGTCCGTTGAATATAGATAGTGTGTTGTCTGCTACCTCAAGTGCTATGTCAAATTCAGGTATTACGAGATAGCCTCCTGCTACGTCTCTTTTAAAAACCACCATATTGGAAAGCACACCTTTGAAGTTTCCTGCATCAAAGTGGTACTTCAGTTGATTGTTCTTGTTTACGATGCCCGATGTAAACGGGCTTCCGCCTATTGTCCAATCCTGCATTACTTTCTCCTCAACCAATGCGTTGTGGAACTCGTAGCGTTCCGGAAAGTATTCTTTGTAATACCCCACAAGCTCTTTAGCAAAGCTCGTGATGACGTGGTGTTGTTTCTTGTGGTTCAAAGCCATTGCCGTAACCGTGCAGTAGTCGTGGCGCATTGCTACCCGTGGTGAGTACCCAAATATGGTACTCGTGCTGACCAATCCCCTGCTACGCTTTCCTGTTGTGTAGTCAACGTTTTTTACCGACCATCGCAAAGCTGATGTATCGGTTTCTAATTTCTTGTACAAAAGAATAGGTTGCCCATCGCAATAAATTATTACGTCCTCCTTAATAACAGTAGAAACGTCCGACCGTAAGGCAGTACGTTTCTTATACTTTGCTATATCTATTTCTTTTCGGGTTAGGTCAAGCCTTTTCATATTTTTCTTGCTTTGTACATTGGGTCGGTTAGCTTTGGTTCGTACCTCCAACTCTTGTCCGGTTTCTCTATTACTTTGATGCTTGGGTCAATCTCAAGGAAAACCTTAATATCATCAAGGTACATTTTCGCACGGTCAAAACTTTGACACCCTCCATCATTGCTTCCAACCGCTTTAGTTTCTATTGCGTGTTTGGAACAACGCAACACCCAACCGTTCTGCCTTATGGCCATCATATAATAAAAGAAGTCCTCAATTTGTCTAATGCGTTCCGTGGTCTTGAAGTACTTTGTCTTTATTATATAACAAGTTTGGAACCTTTTATTTATGTGGCTGAACAGTTTTTTCTTGGTAATGTCATAAAATTCAAAAGAATACGGAAAGCTAACACCTGCAAGGTCATCATACTTTGCAAGGTAACGGTCTATTGCTTCCAAGTCCTCGTGTATCTTACCAATCTTCTTGACGTCATCGTCAATCTTAAAAATTACCTCGTAGCCGTTGGCCTCTGCCCATTGTCTACCAAAGTGTATGGCGTAGCCTACTCCTTGATTAGTTTTGTCTAATAGAATCTTGTTGGGATGGTCATAGTTGTCGTAGTCATCTTCCTCAAGAATAACTGCCGAATCAATAGGCAGGGTTTCAAGGAGAGGCTTGCAGGTTTTATCAAACTCTGCAGGCCTTCCTTTGCTTGGAACTAAAACCAACCAATTATGCTTTAGGTTCATACTCCTCAAGTAGTGCAATGATTACATCCGTGTTGCTTTCCAACTCACGCTCCTCCATAATCTCTTGCAGTTTTGCAAGAGTATATTCGTATTGCTGATTGTCAAAGTACATTGTTATCTGCTTGACCTTTGAATTGATGTAGGTATCAAGGTCTTTGTCAAGCTCGTCCATATCAAACTCCGGTTCAACGTCCTCGTCAAAATACGAGGCCGGTATGTTTATACCCCAATCACTCAAGTCGTTGATGTCCCATTGGTTTGCAAGTAAGTCCCAATCCCACTCACCAAAGCGGCTGTTGTCTTTGATTATGAACTCTTGCTTTTGTTCTTCGGTAAACTCC